AGGTCCATACTCTTTTTTAAGTTCAGTCTCTGTTTGTAATTGTGCTTGAGCAGCAGCTTCTTCTTGAGATGCAGCATTGTTGCCATTCATCTCATTATAAAATTTAATTAAGCCTTCAGCTTGTTTAGGAAGTAATCCTAATTGATGTGCAGCTTTATTAAATTCTTTAACTTGCGTTTGATCCAGTTCTTGATCTTTGATGTTATATTTGTAGCCATCTGGTGTATCTGGTGCACCAAGTCTTTTAAATACTTCATTCCAATCTTCCTCTGTTGCATGCTTATTAGGAACTGGAATTTTATCAGCTCCAACAAGTTTTTGAGCATGGAGATAACTTTTTACGAAATCTTCCATGTTGTTAAAATTGTCCAAAGCTTTTTCTTCTTTGAAACCTTCAGGAATTAAATCTTTAAAATTTGTTTCCTGGTTTTCTGAAACTAATGTCGCTTCAGTATTATTCTGAACAACATCAGTCGATTGTTCAGATTGCACCTCTGGTGCAGTTGTCTGATTTTCCATATATACCTATTGGTTATTTTGATTTAAGTATTCCTTTGATGAATAGAGAAATTGATCTCTGTCCTTCAAGGAATGCGGTCTCATGACTGTTATCTTTTGAGAAAGTAGTCGAACTCTCATGACATCTTATTGAGATGTCCTCTAAAACTCTTTTGCCTTCTTCAGATCCAAAAACTGTTTTGTAATCTTCTCGAAGCTGTTTAATCTTTTTTTCTATTTCTTTATTGTGATCCATCTTGAACTATTTTAGCCATTGGAGCTGCATTTTTAGCCATTTGAGTTTCAGCCATTTGTTGCTGCATTTCCATTTGTTGTGCTTCTTGTTCAGCTCTATCTGCTCTAATTTGTTCTACTTCAGCATCTGATTTAATTACTTTTGCTGGTAATCCTAAAATTGAAATAATTTGTTTTACTAATCCATTTTCATCGATGTAATCCATAACTGGCATTGTTTGAGCAAGTGATCCAAAAATTTCTAAACCTCTCATTAAAGATTGAAGTTCTTGTCCTCTTTGAGCTAATGCCATTGGAGAAACAAATTCTATTTTTAATTCTTGTTGCTGAAGAATATCTGGAGATTGCATGAACAAACCATTTCTTAAAAGAATATTAAATACTCTAGTAATCAATGGAGATAATAATTCAGATTGTAATCTACCTAATACTGGACCAAGTATTCTCATTTTCTCTTCTTGTCTTTGGACAACTTCAGTCGCAGTCATGTTTCTATTTTCAGTTACAACTAACTGATCGATATGAAACATTTTATTAATAGCATCTCTTCTTTGATTTTCGTTATTAATAGTAATTGAAGTATTAGCATTAATATTTAGTGGCTCAATTCTATCTCTTGATCCAGATCTATAGTAATTAATAGATCCTGGAGACATTCTAATAGGAGCTAACATTCCATCATCTGGAATGAGTAGAGGAGGATCAATTTGTTTTGCAGCAGCTTTTAAACTGTTCTCTACCATTTTATTTAAAACTTTTACATCTGGTAAAGCATTCATTCCTGGAGATCTTCCATACTGTTCAGTAGAAGCTTTTAAGTATCTTGGAACAACATAAGGATTTTCTAAAAAGCCACCAAAAGATATTATGTGTCCAGATCCATATTCAAAATAAATACTTTGAAATGGCATATTCTTTTTATCTTTTTTATTAGGATCATAATCAATTCTTGGTCTAACAACATGAACTAGATCTACATCATCAAATGGATTTTTATTTGCAATGTTTTGAATTTCTCTTGATACATTTTCAAAACCAAATTTAGATACAGCTGCTTGAGCTGACATTTTAAATCTACGATATATTGTATCGACATATCCTTTTTTATTTTCCTGGATATAAATTTCTTTAATGTGTCTTGCAGAAAAGTTTAATACATCTTCTTGATCTTCTTCAATTAATAAGCATGAAGTTCCAAATGCAATCAAATCATGATATGCTTCATGGATTTCTTGTTGAAAGTTTGATTTCTGAATTACATCGTACATGCGTTCTGTACTGTCCTCTAACCATTCTTTCGCTTCATCACTCTCATTTAATTGTGTTTCTTTAAATCTTAATGAGAACCATCTATTGGCAGATGAAGTCAACATACCATGCAGAGATGCAGCTAAAAGTTCAAGAGCATGGACAGATGTTGCGTCAAATATTTGTGTATGTCTTTTATCTCCTCTTGCTCGTTCTTTTGTGATCTCTGCTTTTCTAGGTAACATCAAATCTGCTACTTCTTGCCAATGGCTTTCCCAGTTTGATCTTTTTTCCATTAACCTAGATAGGTTGTCTTTTAGCTGTTTAGCTAAAGTTTTAAATTCTTGTGATTGCATCTATTTTTTTCTTTTTCTTTTAGCTTTATTCTTTTTGCTATTTGGAAAACCAGCTTTCATATTCTTGTAAGCTTTAGCTGATATAGTTGATTTCTTTTTAGATCTGGAAGTACCAGCTTTTTTTCTTTTATTAATATTTCTGTAAAGGCTCATAATTTATCCTAGTAAGGTTTTTTTGCTTAAAGTTGCTTTAGATGTGTCGCCAACAACTGAAGTTAAAACTGTTTTAGTTTTTCTTCCTCTTTTTCTCTTTAACAGCAATTCATCATCAGTCATTTCAACATCTGTTGGAGCTGTCTTATCAGCCATGATTAAATCAGACTTCACTTCAGAGTTATCCATTTGTGAAGCTACTTTTGGTTGTTCAATAGATTTTTGAGTTGGTTGATTATTATTATCGTTATCTCTTCCAGTTCTTGGATCTACCGATCTTGGTTTTTTAGATACATCTCCTTGATAATCTGGACTACCTAAATAACTATCATTAATTTTTCTGTCTTTAGCTTTAGCTTTACTTTTTTCAATAGCACCACTTACACCTCTAACAATAGCACCAGTAACTCCACCAGTAGCAATAAAGTTTCCTACTTTTTTTGCAGCATTTTTAGCTTTTGATTTTACAGAAACTTTTGATCTTTTAGTGTTTGGTGCATCAGCACTTCCTCCAGAGTTTCCACTTGGTCCGCCCATATTATACTCCAAAAGTCAAACTTGACTTTGTATCTTTAGTTTCTTTTTGTTTATTAATTTCTTTAACTTCTTCATTAACTATATCTTCTAAAATTAAAGTTTCTGGAAATTCAAAAAGTTCTTCAGTTGATTTCTTTTTCTTTTGAAAAAATTTAATTATTGATCTAAACATTGTTAGCCTAATAAAGTTTTCTTTTTAATTTCTTCTTCTTCATTTAATCCAGAAGCAGAAGTCATTATTGTTTTTCTTCTACCTTTTCTTTTATTTAATAATGCAGCAGCAGCTTCATTGCCTTCTTCAGCATTTTCAGCAAGTTTGTCATCTAAAGCATTTGACATTTTTTCTCCTTCTTCTGGAGTTTTTGTAACTGGCTTTATAATTTTTTTACCAACTGCTGTATTAACCAATGTTTTAAATGCTTGTTTTGGTCCACCCATAGTAATTATCCTAATAAAGTTTTCTTATCGATGTTTTCATCTTCGATTTCATTCAATCCAGTTCCAGTAAGGATAGTAGATCTTCTGCCTTTTCTTCTTCTTTCAGCTTCTAACATTTCTGCTTTTGCAGCAGCATCTCTTTCCTCATCTTCGTAATTTGGAACATCAACTGGATCTGGCATTACGATTGGAGGAGGAGCTGGAATTTTTGGTTTAAATATAGATCCCATATTAAAGTACCTTGTAGTTTGTATCAGCAACTTGCTGTCGTTTTGTTTGGTTAAATTTATTTTCAGTTATTCCAGTTGCTAAAGTTCTTAACGCATCACACGCATGAGAGCTCCAGTCATGAACTGGTTTAATTTTATAAGTTCTTTCTTTGTCAGAAAACTTACGATGGTAATGCCTTAAAGCATTTATTAATTTTGAGCAGTTATCGACATCTATTAGACATCTTGGCAACAACATCTTTACAGCATGTATGCCATCTTCGATTGCCATCCTGGGAGCAACTTTAAAACGCAATCCCATTTGATAAGCAACTTCTCTTCTGGTTTTACCAGATCCAAATTCTGTTTGTTC